ACATTTACATATATTCTTTAATAGAGCACCGCGTCCCAAGGCGCATAAAAATCAAACACGTAAAAGTAATACTACAAAAAACAAAACAAAAAAACATAGTTATAGATAACATTTTACACAAAGGATTGAATTTCTTTACCAACCTTTTGAGTATGGGTTTTAATTATAGCTACATATTGCTGTAAAATACCATTAAGAACTGTAGCAAACAATAAAAACATACCAGCGTTAAACGCGATTCGAGCATCTAGTGGTGTAAATTTGACACGTCTAAATGGATTGAAACGAATTACTAAAAATAACCCAACATATATTTTTGTATAATATACCAAATCATTCAAATATCTTGGGGCGCTGGCAGACAAACCTAGAGCAATAACTACATATAAAAAATAAGTAATTACAGTTATTCCTGTAATTAAATTACTTTGAAAATCATAAAGAGTTGTCATATATATTATAATGTTATATTTTGTAATATACCATTATATAATGTATCCAGAATTATTATACAGTTAAAACTTTGTTATTTGTAGCTAGTTAGTGTTCTGGCACTCGGGTCATCCGAAATGATGTATTTGGGCATCCAATAATATGGAACTATATGCGACTGATTTGGATATAAAGCATTAAAAATATCCTTGTAATATTTTTTTTCCTTTTGTTTTTTATCCAAACCTGAGTTATCTATTTTTGTATCTGTATAATCCTGAATAATTTGAAACAACGATTTGCCTTTATTACTTACTCCATCGCTAAATGCCTCTTTCTTTCGCCATAATATTTCTGAAGGAAGTAAGTCGCAGTCTTGAAATGCTGAACGGATTAAATATTTTTCCATACTCTTTGTTAAATTATGATTACGAAGTTCTAAAGGAATAGATAAATAATAATTCACAAAGGCCTTATCTAAAAATGGGGTTCTTGGCTCTAAACCATGTGATGAAATAGATTTATCTGAACGCAATACATCAAATAAATAAATATCATTCAGTAATCGTATTGTTTCCTTGTCATATTCGATACTATCTGGACACGAACTCATATATAAATAACCACCACAAAGTTCATCCGAACCATCACCATTAAATATAACCTTTGCTTCACTGTGTGTCTTAATATATTTGCCAATTAAATAATTTCCAATACTAGCTCTAACCGATGTTGTATCATAACTTTCAATTGCTTCAATTACTTCCGGAATAGCATCTAACATGTCTTGTTCTGAAACAATAATCTCAGTGTGATTTGAACCAATGTGGTCGGCGACAATTCTGGCATATTTAATATCTTCTGAATCAGGTAATCCAATACTGTAGGTCTCTATTTTTGTGTTATTATTTTTACCAGCTATTTCGTTTTTATGAATATGACAAACAATAGAAGCAATTAGACTGCTATCTAGTCCACCAGACAATAAACAAGCGATTGGTCGTTCAGTCGTGCTATATCTTTTAGCAACAGCAGACACTAAATGTGATTTTATTCCTTTTAAATAATTCTTCATATAATCTGTTTCAAGCGACAATTCTGAGCTTGTGCTATTCAATATATTTTCAGTATGAGAGTAAGAAAAGGATGACAAATGATATAATCCACAATCACCAACTAACCACATAGTTTTATCATAATCTTGTGTTTTATGAATTGTCATTAGCGAACCAGGTAAAAATTGCCGAACCGGAAGATTCAAACTATTGGCAATGGTACACAATGATTTTAATTCTGACGCAAACCCTAGCATCATATCATTATAATGAGTGGCAGCTAATGAACGAAAATAGTAAAGAGGCCTAACTCCATACGGGTCTCTAGCAACATAGATAGTGTTAGGGGTAAATAAAACAAAAGCAAATACACCATCTAACATACGCAATGTTTGATTAATACCGTATTTCAGATATAGATGTATGATAACTTCGCAATCTGAATCTGTTTCAGGAATTAAGTCCATCATTTTGTATAATTGTTTGTAATTATATATTTCACCATTACAAATCAAACTACAGCCGCCAAAATGTAGTGGTTGATTCGATATTTCATTTAAACCATTAATAGCCAAACGATGAAAGCCTTTGACACAATTTGTTGATTCATCAAAACTAATGTTAGAGTTTTCAGGTCCTCTATTTTTACCTTTATAAAAATCAGAATTAATAATTTCTCTACTTAAAGCCTTTGTTAAAAAAGACCTTGAATAATTTAGAAGAGCAAAAATACCACACATAATTTGTTGTTATAGTTATTTATTAATTTGTGTTTAATATTATTTATATAAATATATTAATACAGAAAAATGAATAACCATGATTTTGATGATTTATCTTCTTCTGCGAGACATGATGTAATGAGCCAGAGAGCTTTTTCGAGAAATCAACCAAGTCAACAATTACAACCATATTTGGATGCCAGACCAGTTTTAACAAAATATTCTATAATGCCTATTGTAGACCCTAGAAAAGAAATACATACTCCTTTGATTCAGCGAGCTACATATAATCCTGAGCAGATATTTAATCCCGGAAATGATTTCGGACCTTGGTCTGGTTTTGCTGCCAATGTAAATAATGAATCCGAATTAAGAAATCAAGTTTATGCTTTACAACGTTCTAGTCAGGCAGTGTATGTACCCTCTAGCGAAAGTAGTTTATACACAATGACTTGGCAAAATAAAAACGCACCCCATCAACCATTTCCCAATTTATTTGCTGAAGAGAAATTTGGTCCGGATAATAAAAATGTTCATTCAGATACAGTTGGCTTTGCTTTGTTTAACAATGCGACTAGACAGCAAACAAAAAATGTAAAGATAAATTAAATATCCTAATTATAAAATAAATATCAGTTAAAATAAATTATTTTATATTCTTTTCCAAAATATAAAATAACATAAAATATAAATAAAGAACAAATGTCGGAAGATTATGTGAATCAGCTTACATTAAATTTTTTGATGAGCAAGACCCAGTTAGCAAAATTAAACAAAAAAATAGCGAAGGATACTAGTGATAATTTAAAATCAGACAAGGCTATGTTTAGACAAGACATAATAACATTATTTAATAAGTTATTGGATAATGATATACCATCAGATTTATTGGGCGATGTAAAAGATTGTTTTGACCACTTTATTGACAAAAGTATATATTATATAAAATTACATAATGATAATATAAAAAACAACGAATCCAACGAACCCGATGAACAAATAAGAGAGAACGATTATGATTATGACGATGAAGATGAAAATGATGAAGATGAAAATGAAAATGAAGAAGAAGATGATGAAGATAAAGATGAATATGAATATGAAATTAATGACGAAAATATACGCGATGTAAATGTATCAAATGAAATCGCAGGGATAATACAAGAAGACAGCGATGATGAAGTGATGAACAACGATGAAATATGTGATGATGAAGTGATGAACAAAGTGGAAATAGTTGACGACAAAGTTAAAATTATAAATGAAGTGGAAGATGTTGTAATTAAAAAATATAAATATAAAAAGGCTTTAGAATCAAATACACGAGAGAAAAATACAAAACAAAAGGGACTTGCTAGTTCAAACGGAGTAGAAGATATTCATAAATTGCCAGTAGATTGGTTTCATAATGTTCGTCAAAATTATAAAATAACACAAATTTTACCACGCAAGAAAGAATTGTTTATACCTAGATAAATATAATATTTTGAGGAAAAAAAGAAAATATATGTTAAATATATGGGAGTAAGAAGCTGGAACAAACGCAGCACAAAATATAAGCAAAACCATAAACAGAGTCAAAGCAAACTCCAATTACAAAAAAATAAAATAGGCGGGTTTAGAAGTGGAAGTGGTCGTAAAACAAAAAAAATAAGAAATAACAAGACTACAATTCCAAAGCCATTTATTAAATTAAATTGTAGTCCAGAAACAAACAATGATAATAATGAATTCACTTGTTATTCAGATGATGACTTGTTTAAGTTACGCAATTTATGGAATGCTAGACATCCTGATGCTAAAATAGAGACAAATGACTCAAAAGAAATATGGCAAATTTTTAAAAGAAATTACTCATCCGTGTGTAATAAAGAATCTTGTTGGATAAAACAAATCGCAAAGGGAACCAAAATGGAAAAAGAATTATTAGATTCATTTGCTCCCAAATCTCCCGAAGAATGGAAGAAAAATCCTACGGAATGGCTATCAAGTGTTGATATTATTAAAGTAATGAGACAATATGAAGACAATTACAAGTGTTTTGATTTTATTGGACCTTCACCAATAGATTATGACACACAACAAATGTATGGTGAATGTGTTTGGGAAGAACTATGTCACTTCAATTTAAACGACCAAATACGTAAAGGAAAACATAAAATAGGTATTATTTTTAATACAGACCCACATTATAAAGGCGGCAGCCACTGGATTTCTCTCTTCATAAACATAAAGAAAGGAAATATATTTTATTTTGATAGTGCCGGAGACAAAGCACCGAATCAAGTTATGAAGTTTGTGAATTCTGTTATTGAACAAGGCCATTCATTAGAGAAGCGAATAAATTTTAAATTTGACCAAAATTATCCAACAGACCACCAACAAAATTCGTATTCATGTGGCGTGTATTCTCTCTTCTTCATAGTTCATATGCTGGAAGATAAAGTAACAGGGCATTATTTAAAAACACATCGTTTTAAAGATAGCTACATTGAAAGTTTTAGAAAAAAATATTTTAATGAAGATTTATAATACAAATACAAATACAAATATAAATATAAATATAAAAAATATATGTGTAAATAATAATATTAAAAAAACATAAGTTATAATATTAATGAAA